ACCGAGATTGAAGGCGATGCCAGCCATGCCATGGTTGTATCCAGAGTCCCTGAAACGTAGCCTGGTGCCCACGTACCAAATGCTTTTATCAAGTTCGCTACCACGAGACGCCACATAACATGTATTTACGTTGGTCTTCGTCGTGGCCTTCAAGCTGATGGTTGACTGGTCCTTGTTGTGAACGAATCCACCGGTCCAGGTCTTGTAATTACCCTGATAGTTTGCGACCTTTACTCCATATCCAGAAGCGTCATCCTTGTGGGCAGCAGGATATGTGTTCCAGAGACCTCGCTCAGTAATTCTGAACCATCCAGAGAAGTAGTTCTTGAATGCAAGCTCAGGGTCTGACAATTCCTCGTCAATGTTCTTCTTTTCATCAGAAGAGGTGATTGCCTTGAATGTAAGAACCTTGGACTTGTTGTAGTACCAGTATCCCTTTGCGTCATATCGCATCAGCTCTCCTTCACACTCGATGATTCCTGTGTAAGGCCATACCGCTGCTTCCGCACCGGTCATTCTGATGAACATCTGGCTGTCAGTCATTGATTCTCTGAGCTGGCTGCTTCGAAGAACAACATCTCCTTCTGGCTGCCAGACGATATCCATTACTGGAGTACGGCCCTGCTGAGTCTCAGACATAGTAGTCTTGGCATAACGAACTGTTACCTTATTGGACTCGAAGTCATACTTCTGAGAAAGGTCAACAATGTCAGGCTGCTTCGTTCCATTGACAACACCATCAAGCTGCCAGGCAACAGGATTGCCCAGGTTGTAAGCCTTGTCTCTGGTGAGAATCTGCAAAATTCCGAACTCATCGAAATAGATTGCGCTCTGAGTCGTGATAGCAAGACTGCTGAAGATTTCCCAAATGGTCTTCTCTCCGTCAGTCCAGAAGAAAGGAACAATGGTTGCCTTGTCATCGTCAATCTTGTCATACAGATAGTCTGTGAATCCGTGAATGTCGCAGAGCTGCCAGACGATACGTCCAAGAGTCATGTTCTCGAAGAACATCTTTGGAGGCTTGATTTCCTGCAAGAACTTGGAAGCGTCCTTCAGGCTGACTGTTGCAATCTCTTCTCCCTGACCTGACCAGCTATCTGCATACATTACATATTCATTGACATAAACCATGCCACTTCCGCCTACCGGCGTCGTGTCATAACCAATCTTGTAAGTAAACTTTACGTTCTTGTCAATGAGTCCATAGAACAATGATGTATCGTTCGTATTGTTGTATCGACCGTCGATATTGGATAGCTGAATGCTTGCAGTATTTGATGATGCTGAACCAAGAGGGGTGACGAAGCTTGTCGTTCCCATATCAAACTCAGAAGTGCTTGTCATCAGCGTGTCGCTCAAATCCTGCTCAAGACGTGCAGACATCTCGATTAGCTCCAGGTACTTTCCTAGAGCTGAGATTGTTCTGACCTTCAGTCTGATGCCACGAATTTGCATAGGGTTGTTTCGATAAACAGTTGTTCCCCAGGTTCCATTCGCCTGTCGATAGATTGATACGCGACCACTGGAATCAGGAGTAATGTCTCCTGAGACTGTCGTCCATGTCGTTCCATTGGTTGTGATATCGATATCGTAATCTACAGGTGAGGCTGCTGATGTCTCGAACAGGAAATACAGCTTATTGGTCCAGGCACTTACCTTGTACACAATGTAAGGCTGCACTGTCTTTGAGAATCCATTCTGACCACTGATAAGCTTGCTTGCTACTGGAGATGTCCAATACTTATATGGGTCATCAAGGCCAGCAAGGTAATACCTAATGCCGCCGGGCCTGTCTCTGTATTCGGAAACGATTCCCTCAACAGATGCACGAGCCTTGACGACTCCCTTCTTTGAAGGACGCAGTGGGTCAGCAATAGATTCAATTGGGTAGTATTCTGGGTCACCCTCATCATATTCTGTTGGGGTGCTGTCTACCGTCTGGATTCCTGCATAACGATTCTGATTCCATTCAGCAATAAGCTGGGGTATCGCCTTTACAGCGAACCCCTCTTTCAATAGCTTGTTTACTTCAAATGTCGTTGTCTGCATTACACCTGTTCCAATGATACCGTGACTTCATGAAAATCAAAATAGCCTCTCTTAGACAGGTTCATGTTGAAGTCAGCAAACATGACCTGAAATGTTTCCACAGTTCCGTCTCCATACGTCAGTTCCAATGTAAAGGCCCCTGGGGTGGCGTCAAAGAAATCTTCCATTTGACGCGCACCCCAGAAACCATCTACCGTATAGGAGGAAGAATGCGGTAGGTTTGTCCATTGCACACCGAAAGTACGCTTGTCTGCGACAATATACTTTCTCATGGTGCCATTTGCCATGCGCTGCTTCTTTTCGATTCTTTCGATATCGACAGAAAGCTCGCCACGATTGTGGTCTGTAATGGCATTGCCATTCCAGCGCATCAGGCGGGGCTTTAGAAATACCATGGCCATTACTTAACCACCCTGCTCCTTCCCTTGTTGCCCTCAATCTTGTTAAGGGTTCTGGTAATCACCTTTTCAAAATCAATCTCAGTCTTAATTGCATCTGCATTGATAGTGAAATTGTACGTGTTACCGCTTCCTGAGTCAATCTTGTCAATTCCATTCTCCAGCTTTGCTGTCAATGGAGCTGTAAGAACTGCCTCATTTCTGTGAAGGTTTGCAATGGTGTTGTCGTACTTGACCTTTCCACCAATAGCAAGTCCAGGGATTCCGAACGTGCCTGGAGGAACATCCTTTCCACCGCGCCAGGTTTCAAAGTGCATGTGAGGACCGGTTGAATTACCAGTGTTACCTGAGTAACCAATGAGCTGTCCTGCACGAACGGTCTGTCCAGTGCTTACGCCTCTCTGTGAAAGGTGAGCATAAAGCGTGCTATCGAGTCCATTGCCGATGGTGATGTATCGACCATATGAACGGTATCCACCATTACCAGACCCACGAAGGTCCTTGGAAGTGGTTACTCTACCATTCATTGCTGCCATGACTGGAGTTCCTACGCCTACACCAAAGTCAGTACCTCTTGGGAGGTTGCTGTGGTGAGCCCAGTCTCTGGAGACCGGCCCATTTACAGGTCGTCTGAAGCCACCGTTGCCCATGAGAGCATTGAATGTAGTAGCACCGACAACTGCCTTAGCCATTGCTTCCCATCTTGCGTATGCGCCTGGGAATCCGGAACGCTGAACTGCCTGAGCCTGCTCGGTCAAGCTGAGCTTGTTACGTCCCTTCATTGCAAGCAAGTGCTTGAAGAACTGTGCTGCTGCATAAGAAGGAGTAAGAATCTGCTCTGCTGTACCCCAACCCTGGCTAGGACGCTGCTGGAATAGACCAAGAGAGTCACGGTCACCATAGTGAAGGTTGCGGATATTGGATTCCTGCATAGCCGTCATGATTGCTACGATAAGGTCATTGGTTGTTGCACCCATTCCCTTACCGACACCGATAATGGTTGCTGCATTTCCTAGCTGCTCAGCAGAAAGGTTAATACCTCCATAAATACCGGCCGCTCCTGGAATTGCAGTTCCGAACATTCCAATGCTCATTGCCTGCTCTGCTCCAAGCTGCATACCCTTCTGGATAAGCGCCTGCATCATACCGGCCATTCCAGCACCAAGAAGTCCAGGGAGTCCCATTCCGTCGGAACCACCAATTCCACCAGTTCCGAACTTTCCTGAATTGATGTTCTCCATGAAGTCAGTACCGTACTTCTGTACAGCCTTGTCCTTCATCATGAATTCTCCACGCTTAGCACGGATATCAACCTCGGAGTGAGCCCTTCCACCAGAATAACCAGTACGTCCAGAACCACCATATCCAATGAGACCACCCTCGTGGTGAGCATCAAGAGACTTGTTCTTTCCAGACTTCTCGTTCAGACCAGACTTAGGAAGCTCTCCAGTGGAAACCCACTTTGAGAACTGACCAATGGTGAGACCGAATGCACCCTGAGAAATTTCATTGGCGACATCCTTACCAAGCTTGTCCCAAGCAATCTTGCTCTTGAGCTGTTCTGCTGCAACCTTGACATTACGGTTCAGACTGTCCTTGATGTACTTGGACCAGTCGTCTCCCTTATCCTTCAGATTGACACCATACTTCTTGTATGCCGCCTCAATCTTCTTGATTTGCTCATCCAGTTCCTTCTTATTTCTAGGAACGAATGCCTTCAGAGTTGCAAGCTC